AGATGTAGGAAATCTCCCCGGCCCATTGTGGTTCGGGCCATCAGCAAAGAAGTCCTGATCCAGAAAATCGGGGGCGACATTGAAGGCGTAATTGCTGTCAGTCGTGACGTTATGTTTACGGGCTCGAATACCTTGATCGCGTTCTCACGCATCAACCGGCCCCTCTTACCGTTTGCAAGCAAACCGTTGCCTGACAACGGGTGCCCGACAACAAGACCGGGATCGCGCAGTTCCTCCGTCATGCGAGGCCGACCCTGGCTACCCGCACCAATGCGCCCACGTCACACCCTGCAAGCTGCGCCAATTGCTCTATGGCCACCTTCTCACCACGAAAGAGCGGGTCGATCGGAAAGGCAATGTCGCCGCAGAACCTCTGCATCGAAATGGCGCCATTCCTGGCCGCAAGTCGTGACAGCAAGGAAGCAGCAGGCTCGCACGCGGCATGTGCCACCGTCAGCGGCGACTGCGGGAAATTCGTTCCGGGAGTGGCAGATAAGCTTTTGCCCAAGCGAGGCTTCCGAGATCAGACAAGGGCAAGATTTACTTGACCTTACGATCACCCGCTCAACTGAGCAACGCTGCGATGAATTCAGGAAATTCTGCCAAATGGGTCAGTTATCTGTCACAAAAGTCGCTTTTGCTTGGCATTTGACACAAATGTAGAATGGTGCACCCGGAGCGATTCGAACGCCCGACCCTCAGATTCGTAGCCTATCCCACTGCTATGAAAATAAAGAAGAATTTAGCAAACCGTCCTTAAAACCCACCGTTTCAGATCAATGGGTTACAGGGACGGTGCAAACCGAAATTCCCGCTGAAAACTGGAAAAGCCTCAAATCTATATTGAGCGCATCCTGCTTTGACCGCTTGGCAGGCGTGAAAAACTTGCAGGCGGCAATTGATGCTTGCGACCCCGCGCTTGCCGCAATCATCATGGATGAAGAGCTAGAGAAGCTTGCCTTCGGCCAGCCAAGCAACACGCTCTACAACGTGATGGATGAAGCAAGCTGGTGGGCTGGTTATGCCACCCCCGCCGAACACAAGGCTTACTGCTTAGCATCGTTCAACGCCATGTCACCAAAGGACCGCACCGGGTTCCTGCACTATGTGCAGGGGAGGAAATCGGCATGATTGTTGATCGTTCGCCCCTTAGCGGGCTGCCCGCCCCCTTCGATCTGGCTACGGTGCTGCTGCACTGCCGGTTAGGGAATGACACTGATGCGGTCAATGAGGCTACCCTCCACGCAACTGCGGCGGCTTTGGAGATTGAGGCCTACGCCTCAATAGCGCTGCTGCATCAAACCATATACATCAGCATGGCCGAGTGGCCCGATGTGGCATGGATGGCCTTGCCAATAGCGCCCCTGCTCGACCCCGCGACCGTCACCGTAACAGCACGGGGTGACGAATTTGAAGGCTTCACAGTAACTACTGGGCACCGCCCAAAACTTTGGATTGATGGGCCTGCGCCGCGCGGTGATGTGGTGATCGAGTACAAAGCGGGCTTCGGAGATAAGGCTTCAAATATTCCGGCAGATTTAGCTTTGGCGATCATGGACCAGGCTTCTGCCTTCTATGACCTGCGCGGCGCGGGCGATGGTAAATCTAGTGGATTATCACCTCATGCGGCGCGCATTGCGGCCCGCTATCGTCGGGTATCGCTATGACCACGAGGACGGTTGACGAGCTGCTGTTCCATTGGCGCGCTGTGATCGGCGCAGCGCCCAAGGGGTTCGCCCGAAACTTTGCCCTATCCATTCAAAAGGCAAGAGGACGCGCCGACTGGCAGCCCTCTGCCAAGCAACTGTCACTGATGAACAGCATGGTCTCGGACCTGTTCATGCACGGGGGCAACACCGAAGACGATGATGAATTTAAACTGATCGAGGACGTGCGATGAGCTGGAGCGCAATCAAATGGGCAATGGAAGCATCACAACACGCCCGGCTGACCACCGTGCAGCGGGTTGTGCTGCTGACGCTGGCCTACCACTACAACGACAGGGGCGGCGTCTGTACGCCATCCAACGAGACGCTACGGGCCGAGACAGGGCTGTCGCGCCGTGCCGTGCAGGTGGCCGTGCAGGCGCTTGAGGCTAACGGCCTCATAACAGTCTCCACACGCACCCAACACAACATCCAAACCAGCAACCAATATGACCTGTTTCGTAACGCGAAGGGGCGCACCAGATGCGCGGGGGGGGGCGCAGGAAACGGAACAGCGGGGGCGCACGTGGTGCGCACGAACTCTTATAGCCCTGACCGTAGCACATCGAACGTAGCGGCGTTCCCCGTTCAACGGCGGGTCATGCTATGAAAATGGAGGATGCTGCCGTGGCGCATGATCTCTTCGGAAATGGTCCCAATGCCCCCAAGTCTTTGCGGGGTAGGACCGATGATGGGACTGTTCCTTTCTCTCTTCTCGAAAAAATCCGGGGAAAATCGCAAGCGATCCGCGCAATTCAGTTTTTAGGGCTTTTGAATGTTCCAGAGGGCAAAAAAGCAGGAAAAACGCTAAAACTAGCTGATTTTCAACGTAAATTCGTGAAAGGCGCACTTTCCAAGGGTGTTATGGTCGGCGTCCTGTCGATTGGTCGCGGGAATGCCAAGACTGCCCTGTCGGCTGGCCTTGCACTGGGTGAGTTGGTCGGTGCGCTTGAAGTTAAGCCCCAGCCTAAGCGCGAAGTGATCATCGCAGCCCGCAACCGCGATCAGGCCAAGACAGCATTTAGTTTTGTGCTCGGTTTCATCCAGGGACTGCCGGAAGAGGATCAGGCCAAGTTTATCATCCGGCGCGGTTCTAAGCTTGAAATCGAGTTCGAAGGCAATGGCGGCGGGTTGGTTAGAGTGATCGCAGCCGATGGCAAATCCATCCTTGGCGGCGCGCCTACGCTGGCAATATTGGATGAGCGGGCAGCATGGGAACGCGAAAAAGGCGACAATCTCGAGAACGCGATCCTGTCAGGCTTGGGCAAGCGAGATGGTCGCGCCCTGATCATATCAACCTCTGCCCCTGATGATGCCAACACCTTTTCCCGCTGGCTCGATGAGCCGCCCCCCGGCACATACGTCCAGGAACATCGCCCGCGCTATGGCTTGCCAGCAGATGATTTGGAATCGCTGCTCGAAGCAAACCCCGGCGCGAAAGAAGGCATTGGCGCGGCCCCTGACTGGCTGGTGTCGCAAGCCCGCCGCGCCCTCGCTCGTGGTGGTTCGGCTCTGTCCAGTTTTCGTAATTTAAACAGAAATGAGCGCGTTTCTTCCGAAGATCGTTCTGTGTTGGTAACTGCCGACGAATGGATGAACGCAGAAGTTTCGCCCGATGATTTGCCGCCACGCGAAGGCGCTTGCATCCTTGGCGTAGACCTCGGCGGCAGTCGTTCCATGTCGGCAGCGGCTTTCTATTGGCCCGAGACTGGACGGCTTGAGGCTCTCGGTACTTTCCCCGCGATGCCTTCGCTTGCAGATCGTGGCGCGGCTGACGGTGTATCAGACCGATATACACAAATGCACGAGCGGGGCGAATTATCGGTTATGGGTGAGAACACTGTTCCGCCTGGGCCTTGGCTTGCGCAGATCGTGCGCCACCTTGACGGCGCCGAGGTGGCTTGCGTGGTCGGTGACCGCTTTCGACATGCAGAGTTTTCCGAAGCCATGATGTCGGCAGGTCTGGGCCGTGTCCCGTTTATCTGGCGCGGCTTCGGATGGAAAGATGGTTCCGAGGATGTTGAGCGGTTCCGCCGTGCGCTGTTCGACGGCGAAGTGCAGTCCGTGCCCTCGCTGTTGCTGCGCTTTGCCTTCGCTGACGCGATCACGCTGATCGATCCGGCTGGCAACCATAAGCTGGCAAAGGCGCGCAGCCTTGGCCGTATTGACGCGGCGGCGGCCGCTGTCCTTGCCGTGGCGCAAGGTGCGCGGATGAAAGCCGCGCCCATTCGGAAAGAGAGGGCGCTATGGCTGTGATCCGCAAAGAACACGCCCGTCACTCAAAAAAGGTCACATCGACCCGCCGTTGGCAGGTGCTACGGCAACAAATCCTTGAGCGGGATGGCTGGAAATGCCGCTGCTGTGGAGAACGTCGCAGGCTGAGATCGACCACATCAAGCCCGTGCGCACTCACCCCGAATTATCCTTCGACCCGCGTAACCTGCAACCGCTTTGCGGTCCATGTCACACGAAGAAGACCCGCATCGAGTGCGGACACAAAGAGAAATCCCCTGAGCGTAAAGCTTGGGCAGATGCTGTCGCCACTTTGGCGGCAGAAACCACCAAACCAATGGAGAAATGAGTATGCTTAAGTCTGTTGAAATCACCCGGCGTCAGTATGAAATTCGCCAAAACCTTGCCGAGCTGGTAGGGAAAGAAAAGCCCACCGAGGACGAAACCCGCCAAATGGCCGCGCTCGATCTGGAATACCGGAACGGAGAAACCCGCTATCGCGCGGCATTGATTGCCGAGGATACCGAGCGCCGGGACGCCGGGGCCGAGCTTGAAACCCGTTCGGGCAAGGAATGGGCCGAGATGATGGCGGGCTTTGAATTGCGCCAGATTGCTTTGAACCTGGACGAAGGGCGGCAACTGGACGGCAAGACCGCCGAAATCGTGCAGGAGCTGCGCAGCGCGGGCGGGTTCCGTGGCATCCCCGTGCCGTGGCAGGCATTGGAGCAACGCGCGGGCGAGACTGTCGCAAGCGGCACCCCCGACCCCGTGCAGCAGCGCCCGATCATCGACCGCCTGTTTCCTGATAGCGTAGCGGCCCGCATGGGGGCGCAGATGATCAGCATCGCGCAAGGTTCTGTGGCATGGCCCGTTACGACAAGCGCGGTTTCTGCGGGATGGGCAGCATCCGAAACGGGCAACGTTGCAGGGCCGACCGCCTATGCCACCACAGACAAGGCAATGTCGCCTGACCATAATTTGGGTGTTCAAATGCGCATCACCCGCAAGGCATTGCAGCAATCGGGCGCGGCGCTTGAACAAGCGATCCGGCGCGATATGTCCGGCGCTATGGGCGCGGCGATGGACAAGGCGGTTTTCCTTGGCACCGGGGCCGATGGTCAGCCCTTGGGCGTGATCACCGGGGCGGCAACCTACGGCATCACAAGCACGGCTGTCGACGACGCGGCAAGCTGGGCGGCGTTCCGCGCGGCTGTGGTGCGCTTCATGGCTGGCAATGCGGCGGGTGGTCCCGATGCGATCAAGGCAATGATCCGGCCCGAATTGTGGAGCTTCCTTGATGATACCCTGATTAGCGGCACGGCTGTTTCGGAGTGGGACCGCATGGTCAAGAACATTCCGGCGGTCAATATCGCCATGACCACAAACGGCCTTGCCGCCCCGGCTGGCAGCCCCTTGGCTTGCACTTCTCTTTTGACCACGGCAGCGGGCGGCGTTGCGCCTATCTTTGTCGGGGCATGGGGTGCGGTTGATTTGATCCGAGACCCCTACAGCGATGCACAATCGGGCGGGCTGCGCATCACGGCGCTTGCCACAATGGATGTGACGGTTGCGCGACCTGCACAGCTTGAAATCCTGACCGGGCTGGAACTGGCCTAATGCTTTGGGGTTCGCACCAAGGCGGGCTGGAATTGCGCACCGAGGGCGGGGAAACTCGCCTTCGGGCATCCTTTCCATATGGCCGGGAAACCGTGCTTTCGGATGGTGCGCAACCCCGCAAAGAGATCATCGAAAGCCGTGCTTTCGCTGACCGCATCGAGCGCGGCGAGGAAATCCACTTCCTTTCCGGGCATGACTATAACAAGCCATTGGCATCGACACGGGCGGGCACCTTGACCCTGCGCGATACCGACACGGCGCTAGAAGTGGAAGCCGTGATCAGAGGCGGCACCACTTGGGCGCGCGACTCCTGTCTGCGCATGAATCGGGGCTTATCCGCGGATTGTCACCGGGCTTTCGCGTTCGCCCGGGTGGTGAGGGAATTGAGGCGCGCGGCGGGGCAATCTTGCGCACCGTTCGATCTGCCGACCTGTTCGAGATTAGCGCCGTAACTGTGCCGGCATATTCAGAGGCACAGATTGAGGCGCGGGATTGGCAAGCGCCAAAAGACGCACCCCAAGACTGGGCGCGCTTTTATGCCGCCTTTAACCGTTGGAGAGCCTAATGTTCGGATTATTCAAACGCAAAGCACCAATCGAAACCCGTTCCAGCGGCGCGGGCTATACGGGGCTGATGATGGCCGCGCGGGAAGGATTTATCAGCGGCGGGCAAGGCGTGGCAGAGCTGACCGCGACCGTTCAAAGCTGCGTTAGCCTCTGGGAAGGCGGTTTCGCCCTTGCCGATGTGCAAGGCGCGCCGATACTGGATCGCCGCACCATGGCCCTGATTGCGCGGGCTGTGGCCTTGCGAGGTGAAGCGGTGATGCTGATCACTGAACGCGGCTTGTTGCCTTGCGCCGATTGGGATTTATCAACCCGTGACGGCACCCCAAAAGCCTATCGCCTAAGCCTGTCAGACGCGGGCGGCGCGCGATCTGTGACCGCCCTTGCCGCCGAGGTTCTGCACCTGCGTATCGGGTCTGATAGTGTATCACCTTGGGCCGGGTCTGCCCCCCTGCGCCGTGCGCCCCTTTCGGCGTCATTGCTGGGCGAGGTGGAAACCGCCTTGCGAGATGTTTACCGTGATGCACCGCTTGGCTCTACGATCATCCCGCTGCCAGAAGGCTCTGTCGATGATATGGACACCATGCGGCAACAATTTAAGGGGAGGCGAGGCGCAAGCCTTTTGATCGAGGGTGTAGCGCAGTCAACGGCGGCTGGTATGAACCCCAATATTGGCAAATCGCCGGATCAGCTTTCCCCTGACCTTTCAAAATCCATGACAGTTGAAACCTTGGCAGCGGCACGTCATGCAATCGAAATGGCCTTCGGGGTGTTGCCGGGCATGTTCAACCATGCATCAACAGGGCCAGTGATCAGGGAAGGGCAGCGCCACCTTGCGGGCTGGACCTTGCAGCCGATTGCCGCCCTACTGGCCGAGGAAGCAACCGTCAAGCTGGGCGTGGAAGTCTCGATCGACACCATGCGCCCCGTGCAAGCCTATGACGTAGGGGGCCGCGCCCGTGCACTGTCAACTATCGTCAAGGCGCTGGTTGAGGCCAAAGGGGCAGGCATTGCCCCAGGCGATCTGAACCAAGCCCTTACCCTGGTGAATTGGGGAGAGGGCGACAACGCAGTTTAAGAATTGGCAGGGTGCGCCTGCGGTTTATTCATCCCCGCAAAGCACCCCCTTTAGACGGCAAGTAGGAAAACCCCGTCACCGTGTGGCCCTGTCCAAAGTTTTCAGCAGGGCGCGACATGGAACACTAAGGCCGGATCATGCAGGACGCTGATCCGGCCTATCCTTATCCAAGGGGGATGATGTGCCCAAGCCTGTTTCAGGCTGGCTGTCGTTTTCAACCAGCAGATCAATCATCTGCTTAATCTGCATGGCGATCATTTTTTGAGCGAGAGCTTTTGCTTTGGGATTTTTAATCTCGCCAAGCATAACACCGCTGAAAATATCTCCCCCGAAACTTGTATCCAGTCTATCCACAATTTCTGCATTCATACTGCGGCTATTAGCATCTGCGGCAGCCTTGATCCTGTCGCGCATTCCATCGGGGAGGCGAAGAACAAATTTATCCTGATCTTGGGGCTTTCTGTCTGTCATGCTGGCATAAAGCCACATTTAGAGCTTGACGCAATGGTGGCTGTGAGCCATGTATGGCTGTGAGCCATGAAAGGGCCAGACATGACAACCCGCAAACCTTTGCAGTTGCGCCTACCTACCGATCTAAAGGAGTGGATCGAAGGGGAAGCAGAAAAAAACGGATCTAGCCAAAACAGCGAGATCATTCGGGCCATTCGTGACCGCATGGAACGCACCAGCCACCAACCAGCCTAAACCAAGGGAAAACACCATGCCGAAAAGCAACGCCCAAGAGGCGACCGAAGAAACATGCCTTGTCGACAAAGGGAGAATTGAGGACCTCTTCTACTCAGTGTTGCAGCTTAGCAATCTGGTAGATGCGCTTCACACCCTAATTTGCACGCTTCCTGAATTTGGCGAACCTATGACTGGCTGCAAAAAGCGCGCCCTGCAAGGTGTTTGCTCTTCGTTTTACGACCTAGCCACACGCATGGAAGTGGATCTTGAGGACATTGATTTTGAGCCTCAAAACGCAACAAAATTGAATTAAAGGAAAACCACCATGACAAACATCATCCCTATTTTGGGTAATGCCCCCGGCTTGCCTACAGTCCCAGAAACGCACCGCCATTATGAATTTGGCACATTCAAAGAGCGCCTTGCTCATACCTGCGCACTGTTTGAAATTGACCCGCCAAAGATCACCTATGAAGACGGCGAGCCAACACTGACCGAGCCGTTTATGCAATGGATCGGAGACCACAATGTCAACATGGACTGGCTGTTCGGAGGAAGCCCTTGCGCCATGTTACGCGAGTGGAGCAAAGCACGAAGCCTAGAGCGAGAAGAGCTAAAGGCAATCCGCGCGCTAGACCCGTCCGCCCGCGCAGCCTTGCTAAAAAAACTGCAAGACAACGCGATCAGTGAATAGGGAGGGCATGGTTAGGCCCTTTTTGCACTCGTACAAAACGGGAGTATTGACACGGTTCTAAAATTCGGGTCATATGAACCGATACGGAGCGGAAGGGCAGCATGAAACTCACCATTGATCCACTTACACCAAGCGAGGCTGCCGAAGTGACTGGCGTTTCACTAGATAACCAAAGAAACTTGCGGAAGCAGGGCTATTTGCCAAAGAATAAGGGCCATGCTCGTTTCTCTTTGCTGGAGGTTTGTCGCCTGCTGGTCATTGGCGCACTATCGGAGCGCGGGATCGGGCCAAAAGTTGCGGTGACTTTTGCAGATACTGCTGCCAGAGGAATTTTGCTCAAAGTCCTCTGGCAGTCGGAACTATACTCGGAAAGATCCGCAATTGCTGCGCATGAGGCCACCAGTGAGAGCTTTGCGTTAGATAAACACCAAGAGGCACTTGCACTGTCTATGGGCGCTAAAATTGACGAAAAAAGCCTTCGGTGGCTTCACGGCACCCACGCGAAAAATCATCTTGTAACGTCACTAGAATCGGATCTTGGGGTTAGTGGGGAAAAGGCCCCTGAATTATTCGTGTACTGGGCTAACGGCCATCCTGAATTTTTCTATGGTGAAGACCACCCATTTGCAGATCATGCTTTCCATATGGCCGCATGGCAAGGACCTGCAATCATGCTTTCCATCGGTGCCATGGCTTCTCTGCTGGCGTCTCGCTTGCCGCACCCCATTGTCCACTTGAGCGAGTAGGGCAACGAAATGGCTGTATCTCCGCAAAACCAAGCGAAGACCCTTGCCGCCGCGCTTATGCGTGAGGCGCGGGCGGCTGGCTGGCTGCAAGCGCGGCTCGAGGTCAAACTTGATGGTAGCGTTACAATTGATGCCGCGATGAATGGCCCCGAAAGTCATGATGACTTCCTTAGCTCTGATTTACGTATGGGCAGAAAATGACAAAAAAGAGCCTGCCTAAGTACGTCTATCAGGATCGGGGATATGTCCGCTTTATCCGCCGTGCGAGGGGCGTATCTGTGATGATGCAAGAAGAGCCGGGCACCCCTGAATTTTGGGACCATTACAACCGCCTGCTGAAAGGCCGCGATCCCATTCCAAACAAGCGGACATTCGAGACGCTTGCCCTTAGCTACTTTGAGAGCGATGGCTACACCAAGCTAAAACCGCGTACCCAATCAGATTACCGGCACTACATCGAGCATATTCGCAAAATTTGGGGCGACCGCGATCCGCAAAAGATCGAGACGCAACATATATACGAACTGCACCGGGCTAACGCTGATCATTGGCGGCAGGCAAACTATCTGGTTCAGGTCATGGTCATACTACTGAACCATGCGCGGTTGATCGGCTTCTTAAAAAAAGAACATAGCAATCCCGCAAAGGGTATTCCGTTGTTTAAGCAACAGGGCGAGGGCTGGGAACCGTGGCCGGATGATGTGCGGGCCGAGTTTGAGGCGATTGCAACGCCACGGGCGCGCCTGATCTATGAACTTTGCGTAGGGACGGGGCAGCGCATCGGTGACGTTCTGCGGATGCGCTGGGATCATATCAAGGATGATGAGATCACAGTGATGCAGGGGAAGGGCGACAAGGGTTTGACTATCCTGCTGACCAATCGACTTAAGGCTTACCTGGCGACCGTGACCAAAAACGGGCTGACAATCGTAACCGACGCAAAGGGCGCACCTGCGATCTATCGGACCATTGCCCAAGAAATGCGCACGGTTAAAGCCAAGATGCAGCACCCAGATGCCAAGACCTATGTCACCCACGGCCTGCGCAAGAATGCGACAATCGAACTTTATCAGGCCGGGAACAGCGATGAACTGGTCAAGGCAGTGACCGGCATTCCAGCACCGAGATGCTGA